ACCGCCGCTGTCCTCGTCTTGATTAGAACCGCCGCCGTCTGAATCTTCAGACGAGGCGGCCGGTGGTCCACCGATCATCAGCGGCGGGGGCTTAGGCGCCAGCGTGGCCTTGATCGACGCCGTGGCAGCGTCCTCGGCCTTGTCGTACGTCATCGCTTGCAGTTGGACCGAGATTAGCTGGGAGTGTTCGAGTACCGACCAGTCGTCGGTCTCGATCGCCAGCGTCACAGACTCCGGCGTGTAACCCGAGTTGATCAGGGTCAACATCGTTGTGGCGTCAGCGGCGCGAACCTGAGCGGCGTCCAGCAGGTCCGCCTGTAGGAAGGCAACGTCTCGGTCGTCGTACCAGAGTCGCTTGCCCGGTGGAGCCGGGACGAGGACCGACAGCGCGTTGGCGGCAGCGCGCCACAGCGGCCGGATCGTACCGTCCGCCAATCGCCGGCGGGTCGCGGTATAGGTGTTGGCGTTCAACGCCGAGCCTTTCATGCCACCAGCCACTCCAACGATTGGCGCCGGCACCCCCGCCGCGGCGCAGATCCTCATTTCGCCCTGCTCGAGGACGCCCGAGAGGTTGAGATCCTGGAAGTTGGACCCGATCGTCTTGACGTCGACGCCCGATCCTACATACAGCGTCTTGAATCCGGCCTGAGCGCCGTTGTGCCGGTCGTCCAGCCGGGCCTTGAACGCCTGGAAGGCGTCCTCGCCGATTGGGTCCGTGAACGAGACAACGAGGTTGGGCGTTGCGGCGTTACTCAAGAAGGCGTTCTTGTAGTCGGTCAGGCCCAGGTCGGACATAACGTCTGGTAACAGCGAGTGTAGCCACGACATGCCGCGGAAGGGGTGTTCGGGGTCGGGCAGCGGACGGTAGTGGACGATCTCGTCCGGCGCGAACGTGGCCACCGTGTCCTGTTTCGGGTTATAGACGGCGTAACCGACGAGGAACTGGCCGTAAGCCTTGTCTGTGAGGTTGTCGTTGACGTCGCCGGTTAGGATCTTGACACGGGCGGGCTCGAGACGGGTCAGTGCGTTGGGCTGCTCGGTCGACCGCACCCAGTACGAGTTGCCATACATTGAGCCGTCCATCTCCATCCGGGCGAGAAGGTCGCCGGTCGACGCCTCGGGCCACGGTTCGCGGAGGAGTTGGAGTTGTGGCGAGTCGCTGAGCTCACCGGGCCGACCGGCTGAGTAAGCCTGGAAGGCGAAAGTGATCTCGGCGAAGATCTGGATGCGGATAGTCATGCACGCCATGACGATCGGGTCGCGGATCGACTCGCGGGCGATGATCTCGCCGACTTGCCCCGACGGGATCATGTACTCGACGCCGTTGAAACCGAATCGCTCCCAGAGGCGCAGATAGTCGGGGAATGACAGGCCCGTACCCGACCGGGCTTCGGCCTGCTCCCAGAGTTTGCGAATCTCTGAGTTGTTGCGCGGAGGCATGATCAGCCCAGGCGCGACACCTTGACTGCGCCGGATCAGTCGGGCGAGGCCCATGTTAGTAGTTGGCCTGTTCGTCGGATACGCCGAAGGCGATCAGGCCAACCGCGAACGCAACAACGCCTACGGGCGGGGTCGCCAGGAGGGCGAGACCGGTCGAAAGGACGACCAGACCGGCTGTCTGTAGCACGACGTGACGCCTAACGCGAAAATGCTTCATGTACTCACCCAAACGGTGTTCGGCCTGGTTGCGCGATCGTGGGCCAGCGTGGCGGCGATCAGCGTCGTTATGTCGGTCTCGGTCTTGTCGCGCGCCCAGCGCCAGTTGTCGCCCGCGGGCTTGCTCGTCGCCGCCAGCACGGCGGCCGTCAGCGCTGGGTGGCGCAGAACGTGAACCTTCTTGTCGGCTACGGCGCGGAAAAATCGGGCGCACGCGTCAGCGAACTGAGCGTCGTCATACTCGTACACCTTGACCGTGCGCCGGATCTCGTCGGCGTACTGGCGAGCGGGTCCGCGACCTTGCAACACAACGTAACCGCTGTACTGCGTGGCGAGGTGCGTCACGCGAGCGACCAATTCACCGGTCGGCAGACCGGCCTCGACCACCTCGATATTCCCCTTGCCGTCGGCGGCAACAATCGCGGCGGAGGTGTGATAAGGGTCACAGTCGACCCCGAACGTACAGCCTTCACGGTTGACCCCGGCGCTACTCACAGACGGCATTCCACAACGCTTCTGAGATTAGGCTCTGTTTCGCGCCGGTCCACTGGTTTAGGTACTCGCGTCGGAAGGTCCCCTCTTCTCGCACCAGAAACTCGGCGCGGATCTTGGCGGGATCGACCGTTATCCCGTACGCAGGCATACAACCCTCCCACGTGGTCTCGGCGTCGATCGGTGCACCGTCAGGCGCGCTCCACTCGAAATAGGCGATCCCCGATCGCACGCCATTCGCGACAGCGTCTCGGCCGGCGCCAACCTTCCGCGACAGGTAGACCGAGGACTCGAAGCCGGCGGTCGAGGCGATGAGCAGCTGGGAGTTTGCCCGCGTGATCATCGTCGGCGCCAGCCCTGCCTCGCGCATGTCGTCGACGTCGTCCTGGGCCTCGTCAACGATCCCGAGGTCGATCGTCTGGCCGCGGCCGCCTCCGGAGTGGCCGGGATAGACGATGCCGATTCGTGAGCCGTTGTCGAAGGTGATGGCCTCGGAGCCGGCGGCGCTGAATACGCGAATTCCGAACGCCTTACACAGCGGCGAGTGGAGCAGGAGTGTCGCTTGGTCGACGATCAGCTTGGCGCGAGCGTCCTTGCCGGTCTGGGCCGTGTATGCGATCCGCTGAGGACCGTGCCAGTTGATCGCCCGATCAACCTCCTGCGCCAGGAGCCAGGATGTCTTCCCAGACTGCCTCGGGGTAAGGACTACTACTTGCTGGTAGGATAGCCGGATCTCCCCCGCGGCCGACAGCGTATACTCCCCGGCCACGTCTGCTACCATCTGCTGCCACGGCATCAGCTCCTGCCCCTGCGGCAGGAATAGCCTTGCCACGGCGGCGACTCGCGGGCCGAACGTCTGGCGTTCCGGGCTTCGCGGGGTCGCCCAGCGCGGCGGACAAAATCCCGCGGACCTCGTCGGCGACGGACGTGGCTCCCTCATCAATCCCCTTCCGTAGCGTGGTCTCGAGTTCACGGAGTTCTCGCCACATCTGGCTGTTGCCGGCGCTGCGCCCGTCAACGGCGGCGGCTAGCGCCAGGAACGACGCCACGCGGGCGGAGTCTACGACGCCGAGGTGGCCGGCCGAGCGGAGCTCGGCGACGGTGACGCGGGCAGCGGCAAGAACGGGACCGTCAGCTGTGCTTGGCTCGCTGGTGGACAATGCCCGCCTCCCGTGCCTGGACGATAGTTAGACCCTTGCGCTTGCCCGAGAGGCGGTTTGGACCGCCGGCGACGGACGGGCAGAGGCGACAGTGGTAAGACCAGTGGTCGTGCTTGTTGTCGACGAGGAAGCCGGGCGTTTTGATCTCGCTCACGCGGCCCTCCCAACCAAAAATCAAACTTTCCGACTCAAATAAGGAGACATCACACCGGTGGTAAGCACGTTACTCTCGCTAGGTCGCGAGGCCGCCCCTATGGCGGCGATCACGCATCGAACGATGTCTGCTTGGCCACTCAAGTCGTTGGGTCGATCCGGCCGATTCAACCATTAGTCGCTTCAACCATTAGTCGATTCAACCATTTATTTCTTGGGTGGGCGCCCGACCTACCAATCAGACGACATTGTCTGTTGTGTTCGCCTCAGATCACGTATCGCATTCGCTTCGTCTGGATGGGCGCTGAAGTATCTAGCGATCGCAATCGTATCACGGTCTATTTGCTTGCTGTAGTTGCAATGTGCACACGCTGCTCTGAGGTTGTCTTGATCCCACCATGATCCACCTAGTCTTGGCGATACGATGTGATCCACTGTATCGGCAACCTGTTCACAACCAACACTCTGTATCTGACACATATAGTGATCACGTTCAAGTGTGGTCTTGCGAACGCCTTTCCACCTGCCGCGATACCAGGGTGACGTCACTGATCGAGCTCCTAGCTACAACCGTGTGATGAAGTTAGTGATTTGCCGGGTTCGCGGTAGTGTGCTAGCGGGGGTAAGTGGACGTGATAGACCTCGGGTCGGATAAGCGTCTGTATCCACTGATCCTGACGACACCAGTGTTTCGGGGGGTGTTGCTCGTCTGACATCTCGGCCGCTTGCGCCATGAGGTCGGGATGACGGGCGATGAACGTCGATCCGAACTTGTTACAGGCCATTCCTACGGCTTGCGGACTCCAGAAGTACGGGATCGGATAGGTACAGACATCCGATTGCGGGCAATAGCGTAGATAATCGAGTGTATCGGGTCTAACGATTACGTCGTGTTCGACGACGATGAATGTCTCGCCGGCGGTCCAGAGCGAATCCAGCAATTCCCAGTACGCCGAGTCACTACCGGAGACGTCAATCGCTTCCCAGGCAATGCCCGTAGCGTCTAACGCCTCGGCGACTCCTGGTTTGATCGCCGTGAACGGACAGACAACCCGGATCATTGGCGACCGGCGAAACACTTGCTGAACGGCGGATATAGGCCGCGGCTCATGCCAACAGGATCCCAGCCACCGCACAGCGCTCTGACCGTCATCCCGGCCTGCCAAAATGACCAGAGCCAGAAGCGCTCGTTGAGCTGATCTTGTTCTTTGGAGGTCGGAGTCGGCGGCAATAGACCTTTCGTGACGATCTCGTCCAAGCTGGAGCGATTCGTGGCGAAGACAGGACCGAAGATACCGCCATCAGGATAGTGTTCTAAGTCGTATTGTGGCTGTCCGCGCTCGCGGACCTTGTCCTGCCACTCGCGGCCACCACCGAATTGCTCCTCAAACAACGTCCAGGCGACACATCCGCGATCGGGCATCTTGTCGCGAAACGGCTCTAGGTAGTCGGGTTGGAGTGCCGTCATCGAGTCCTGGACGAACAGGAAGGTGTCGGCGTCCGATGCCTCGTAAGCCGACAACACGGCTGTCATCTGATAGCCGCCGACCACCTCGGTGAAGACCACGCGAACCGGGTATTTATCGCCTAGCGATTCCAGGCACCGATCGATGTAGTCTGTTCCGTGGGCCGAGACGACTACCAGGTC